TACGTGGACAGCTGTATATACTGATATGCCCTGTCGGTTGGAAATAAAATCAAAGCCAATTATATTTACACCTGCTGGAGAACGTGTAGACCCATCATCAAATATACTATATATATCAAGTGAATATTCTTTACAGGCTGAAGATCGTATCTTTATAGGTTCAGATGTATATATAGCTCAAGGGGTACAGACGGCTTTTGATCCTATAGGGAATGTACATCATTATGAAATTCAAGTACTTATTGAGCCATAATATGTCAGGTATTACATTAAAAATTGAAGGCGTAGATGCGTTGGTTAAAAAATTTGATGGTATGCCAGAAGCATCAATAAAGAAGCTATTTACTGCTTTCAAAGTGGCATCTTTAAAAATACAGTCTGATGCACAGGCTATTGTGCCAGTAGATACTGGAAGGCTTAAGTTAAGCATACAGTCACGTGTTGAACGTAAAGGAGATGCTGTAGGTGCTGAGATATGGTCTGGTGCCGAATCAGAAGAGGGTAAGCCTGTAGACTATGCTGCATTTGTGGAATTTGGTACTTCTAAAATGAAAGCGCAACCCTATATGAGACCTGCCATGGATAAGAACAAAGCGCAGTTAATTAAGCAACTAGAGCAAGTATTAAAGGTATAATATGCTGCAAATTCTCCAATATGTTATTACAACCCTTAAAAATGATGCTACTTTGCAGACATATTTAGGTACCTCTCCTACTCGTGTTTTCCCACAGGGTGTTGATATTTCTCCAGAAAATCTGCCTTGTATCACAGTATTTAATGTCTCAGAAATCACTCATACTACTGAACGCAACGAACGAGATGGGACTATTCAGATTGATATTTGGGTCAATGCTGGAACAGCAACGCTAAGTCCACAGCTTTTATCAGAGACTATAGCAGAGCGCGTACTAATACTATTAAACTTTGCTCAATATCAAAGTGGCTATGGCAATAGCTTATTGCGTTGGTCACGTGAGGATATGATGGTAGATCAGTTTGAGAGTGATAGACGGATTTACCATAAAGTTATAAGATGGAAGTGGTGGGCACGGCCACAATCATAATAAAATCAATTTAAACTATAGATATTATGCCTTTACAATCAACAGGCACACCGTTAAGTCAAAAGGTCACTTTCAATAGTGGATACGTTACTTTTGGAACAAGTCAATTAGTAAATTTGGAAAATGTTACTATTGAAACAAATTTTACTGAAAAAGAATTGCGCGTTATCAATTCGATCAAGATGGCAACGCATAAACGTTCTACTTTTAAAACTTCTTTAAAAGGAAAAGTACGTTCTATGAATAAGGAATTACTTGCTATTATTACGGGCACATCTTCTGCTGATGGTTCTGGAACTTTGTATACTGTAAAAGATGGCCAGCAAGCAACATTGAATCCTATTTTCACAACGTATATTGATGATGACACAACAACGCCTAAAGTTATTCAATTCCAATTTTCTGATGCTATTTTAACGACTCTGCCACTTTCTCAAGCGACAGAAGATTTTGGAGCATACGATTTTGAACTATCCGCAATTGATGTAAGTGTCTATACACAAAACGCGTAATAATAAGTAAAGCCCGCATACTATGAGTCAGCTGCCGTCCATTTTAAACGAGAAAATACCTTTAACTATTAAAGGCACAGAATTCCTTTTTCATAAACCAACACTAAAAGATTTTGCTGAAATACAAAACTTTAGAAAACAATGGTCTGATGCAAAAGAAACAGAAGAGAGTATTGAAATGAAAACCTCTTTACTTGCTGTGATGCTTTGTTTAAAACATGAGTATCCGGAAGTGACCATGGAATATGTTGACAGCTTATTTGAAATGATGGACGCGGAAGTCGTTCTAGATGTTCTCAAAAAAGTAGGTTTTATTCCTCCCCAAGCCAATCCAGTGAGCCAGTAGGTGAAGAGCCAATGGACTTGGGGAGTATAGTGGCAATGATTGTAACAAAAACTGGCTGGACTATAGAATATACTTTGAGCGTCACATTTGAGCAGGCACTTGTATTGATAAACTTTTGGGGCGGTAAAAAACCAGAAAAGGTAGCAAAGAAAATGAGTGACGTTGAAATGTTTATGATGGGTATAGGGAAAGAGATTATAAAGAAATAAATATGGCAACACCAATAGGTGAGCTGGTAGTAAAAATAGGAGCCGATATTTCCGGTTTAAAGAACGGAATGAAATCAGCCGAAGAGGCTACGTCTTCTTTGAAAACTTCTATACTAGGAACAGCCGCTGGTGTTTTTACAGGTGAGGCCGCATTCCAGGCGGTATCTACTGCTGTTCATTTTGCAGCAGATCAAATGGGGGACTTTATTGATGAAGCACAAGGTGGAGAAGTAGCAACTACTCAAATCAATACAATTTTGGGCACAATGAATCAGACGCTTGATGATAACGCGTCTTTCTTTGATGCAGCTGGTAAGGCAGCGGTTCAAAAAGGTTTTGATGATGAACAAGCAACGGTTTCTCTGGCAAAATTATATCAACAGACAAAAGACCAAGACAAGGCACAAGTTGCATTAACTACGGCAATGGATTTAGCCCGCTTTGCAAATATTGGTCTTGAGGATGCACAGAAGTTAGTGCAAAAAGCGTATGAAGGAAATACAGGAGCTTTAACTAGATATGGAATTCAAATAGAAAATGGAACGCAAGATATGGACGCTCTTGCGGCTATTCATAAAGTAACTGGCGACCAAGCTGATGCCTTCTCACATACCGCTAAAGGGGCTATGGAAAGATGGGAACAATCTATCGCAAATGTTAAACAGACAATAGGAACGGCATTTTTGCCTATGTTTACTAAAATGGTGGATACTGTAACTAATTTTGTCAGCTCTGAAGCATTAACGCATTTTTGGGAAGAGACAGTAAAGAAAGTGAAAGAAGTAATCCAAACGCTTAAAGATTTAGGTATTTTAGATTTAGTGAAACAGATGTTTGATAAGTTATGGGTAACTATATCAACAAAACTTTGGCCGTCCATTGAAAAGTTGTGGAACAGCTTACAACCATTGATGCCTACGTTTAAATTTATTGCTGAGGTTGTAGGTGGTGCATTGCTCGGTGCTTTTATAGTAGTGGTAGATATTATCAATACTGCTATAGAGGCTATTAGCCGACTCATGGATATTATGTCAAATGCTTTAAGTGGGATAACTGGATTTGTGAATGAAGTTAAAGGAGCTGTTGGCACAGTAGGAAATTTTGTTTCCTCTGTTGGTGGTGGGGTGGCAGGGGCGTTAGGTCTTTCGGGTAGTAGACAAGTTGGAGGACGTATTTATGAAACAGGGGTTTACATGTTACATCAGGGTGAAGAAGTAGTCAGTGCTCAAAATGTTGCTAGAGCACAAACAGGGTCTGGTGGAGGAAGCCAGAGTGTGGAAGTGAATTTTAATAATCCCACAGTCCGATCAGATCAAGATTTAAATGCTTTAAAAGATACAATCCGGCAAGTATTAAGTCGTGATATTGAATTGAATCGTTATGGAGTATACTAATATCACATCTTTAAAGCCGTTGTCCTGTTGTGTTTGTGACACTTCTATTGTTGAATTTGATAAAATATACCATCAAGCAAAGAAGACGCCACTGTATAAGGATGTGTATATAACCTTCACTAATAGCCAAAAAATGCGCGTACAGATGTGCAAGGACTGTTTTGGCTCTATAGACCAGGCTATGATTGATTTTGTGATGCTAAGGCATTTTAAGACGTGGGAAGAAACAGGAGAGAAATATGACCTAACTGTTGAATCATTCACTCAATAATATGGTAACAGCAAATACACAAGTCATGTTCAACGGTACAGATTTATCTGATATTGCTACTTTTATTCCACGAGATACTGACCACCAGATGGCCCCTGGACGTGATATGAATATGCTTAAAACTGCCAGGAGTGATGGTTCCAAATTGATATCTTCTTGGTGGAAAGAAAAATACATTGTATTAAATGGCTATATTCAACAAGATACACAGGCAACACTTGAAAATAAAATCGATGCTTTCAAGGCTACACTTAGCTACCCAGCCGGAACACTTTCTTATTCTTGGGATGCAAGTGGAACGCGCGAATATCAAAATGCCACTGTATCGGATTTAAAAATCATTCGAGACTCTGACCATAGAGATTGGTGCGAATTTTCTGTAACATTTTTAGTACCAAGCGGTAAAGGATTTAGCACTGTTGCAGAAAATATTTCATATCCAGGATATACCGCAGCTACAAAATCTTTCACTTGGACTATAGAGGGTAGTGCAACCGCTCATCCTATTTTTACGATACAACTTTTTACTGTTGCTAGTTTTACTAATATTGCTTTGGAGTCCACAAGTGATTTTTTCGGTGAAACTCATACCTTGAACTTCCCGGCTGCTTATAATTCAGGAGATGTACTAGTTGTTGATTTTGGAACATTTGAAGTAACGCTTAATGGAAGCCCACTTGATTACACTGGAGCGTGGCCAACATTTGGAATTGGAGACAATGATGTTGTAATAACATTTACATCTGCATCACATACAGTAAACATTGATGCAACATACTTCCCAGAATATATATAGCTATGTATCTCAAGACTTTTTATTTCAAAGTATACAATGGGCCGGATGATAGTGCGGCAAATTTTCTAACTACTTGGAAAGAAGATGTCTGTACCACTCCATCGTTTAAAACCATTATCAATGGTGGAGCCGGTGAATTAAAGTTCACACTTGCTCGTAAGATTACTAACTTTGGTGAGGGTGCTGATGTGGCTTTTAACAACCGCATAAAGCTATATATTCAAGATGTTGATGCACCAAATGGTACGCAAATATTTGATGGTTTTATCTCTTCCTATGTTTCACATTTTGATGGAGCACAGGAATATATTGAAATAATTTGTCTTTCTTATACAGCAACGCTACCGGAAATTATTATCCGGAATGGGACAGCTTCGACTTCAGATACGTCCATTACATATTCTAGTTCTGACCCATCGACTATTTTCTCTGATTTGATTACAAAATATCAAGCACAAGGTGGCGTATTAACAGCAGGGACAATTGAAACTACAGGTCAGGTTATTACGTATACTTTCCAAATAAATAATACACAAGAAGGCTTTGAACGATGCAGAAACTCCGCACCTGCCGGTTGGTATTGGAGAGTGAACCCTGATTCAACAATAGATTTTAAAGCAGAAAGTGCGGATACATCGCCAGACCATACATTGTTAATTGGACAGCAAATACAATCCATGGACGCTACAAAGCGTATGGAAGATGTGAAAAATGTGATTTATTTTGTTGGTGGGGATACTGGCGGTGGTGTTTATCTCTATAAATACTATGAGAATACATCCTCTTTAGCTGTGTATGGACGTAGGGAATATCTTATGCAAGATGGACGCGTAACTGATGCACCCACAGCAGATATATTTGCAAATAGCTATCTTGATAGGTATGACAATTTTGAAGTGCGTACAACAATTAAGGTCATGGATAATAATGGTACTGACCAAAATTTGGGGTACGACATTGAAAGTTTAAAGGTAGGGCAGACTATTCTTATCAAAAACGCAGCAGAATACGGGTTTACTCTATGGGATTCAGCAGTGTTTGATACAGATTCATGGGATTACAACCCAGAGTATGCCTTAGCTATACCTATGCAAATTCAGACTATACAGTATGATTATGATAGTGTGACACTAGAATTAAGTAATCGCATTCCTCAAGTATCAAGACGAATTGAGGACGTAAATAGAAACTTAATGCAAACCGTCAGCACTAACGCACCGACAAACCCAACTCCTTAATTTTACACATATGTCAGTAGTACCCTATATATATTCTCCAGGCACTATCATCTACTCAGCAGAGATGAATACAAATCTTGTATTTTTGAATTACACGCTGATAGACAATAATAAAAAAATACAGTGGTACAACAGTAGTGCTGCGCTCTCTGCTTATATTGTCCAAGATTCGTCGAATAATCTTACTGTTGCAAACCCGTCTGGTAATTTTGTTTTGCGATCATCTCTTCCTTTTGTATTAAACAATTCTACAAATACAGTAAGCAGTACCCTGACAATGGGTTCAAATCTTAATTTAACTGGAGGAGCAGGCATTGGAACTTTTGATATTGATTTTTCTGCTGGTGGGAATGCAGTAAGATTTAGAAATTCTACCGCTATATTGTTATACAACTCTGGGAACGTATCACGTACTAACATAACAATGGGTACAGATTTTGATATCACAACTCTTTCTGGTGGGATATCACTAAACGCTAATACACACGTATACACTCTTTCTGGTAGTACAAATCCTTTTGTAATAACTGCAACAGGTAATACAGAATTGAATGTTGGAACAGGAAATTTGCATGTATATAATTCCGGTCATACAGTACATGTTCGAATTTATGCCACAACAGGTGGCGCTAACTATCACGATATTTACCACGACGGGACGAATGCACAATGGAGCACGGGTTCCGGAGATATTTATATCACTCCAGCTGGTGGTGATGTAGTATTTCGTTCTGGCACTAATGTTAGAATTTATGATAATGCAAATACGACATATGGCATTCTATCAATGGGTGCAAACTTTGATATTGTCTCTTCGGCTGGAAATATCACGCTATCACCATTTACTAGTGCATTGACTATCAATGCAGTCACAACGAATAATGGCTATATTTTTTCTCAGGATTTGAGACCTTTAGCAACAAATACATGGCAATTGGGTGATGTGTCAGCTTATTGGGCCGGAGCATATGTGAATAGTATTATTTCTTCAAACGTAATGTCATTTACATCAGCTACAGCAGGTGGGGGATTTGATTTCGATGCAAATGCAAATAATTCATATATAAAAATACCCACTATATCAGGCTCGCCTTCTTCGCCAGCAAATGGAATGATATGGTATGATACTGCTACAGGGGACTTTAAAGGGTACAAAGGTGGAGCAGTTAAGACATTTACATTAACATAATCAATAAAAATACAGCCATGAAAACAGTTTCTAACCTTAACAAACAATTCATCACCATTGATGGTGCGCTAATTGATTTAACGCCTGACCTTCCTGCAACAGTTAAAAATCTTGCTGTTAATATGTTGGCAACAGCAACAAGATTGCAAGCTATGGAAATTCCACGCGCTTGGGATTTAGCAAAAAAGTTCAAAGATGCAACTGGTGAGTCTATTGAAATTGAAGACCAGGATGCAGAGATTTTAAACAAAGCAAAGGATGAAAAGTTTTATCCCGTACAAGTTCTCATCCAATTTAACGAATCAATAAAATAATATGGACAAACAATCACTACAAAATGGTGGATTAAACGCAGCATCAGGTATGGCATTCGCAACTGGTACTACGCTCGTATCAACACAAAAAACAGTACCTATGGTTATTGGTACAATACTTATTGTATCAGGATTTGGTTTTCAAGCATGGCGTGAATACTTAAAATCAAAAGCAGAATAGTTTTATGTCGGAAAATCAGCCAGTACCAGTATATACAGAGGCACAAGTCAATAAAATAGAGGCTGATTCCTTTTTTAAAGGGAAAGTATTATCTAATCTTGATGATATTAAAGGCGGACAAGCAGAGTTAAAAGAAGAGTTCGCAAAACTTGCTTTAGACGTGAAAAAGTTAAACGAAAATAAAGCAGATAAGGGTGAGATTACCTCTTGGAATATTGCATTATCAGCAATTGAAAAACGTACTGATGCTTTAGAAAAGGCAAAGGCAAAACTTATAGGCGCCATGTTTATACTTGGAATGATTTGGCCTATACTTTCCGGACTTTTACTTGACTGGGTAAAAGCTAGATTTAGTAGTTAGTAAAACTTAGTCACAATCACACATGCAGATGATCTATCCAGAGGGGTATGATGGTCTGTATTTTGTTTTAGGTATTGCTCTACCTTAGTATCAGTCTCATTAAATAGGAATGTATCAATCACATCTATGGTCACTGTAGGCGCATCAAATTCATTTGAGAGCGTACTTTCTGTAATAGCTGCATAATCCCATACTCCATTGAACAAATCAGCCTCTATGATCCTAGCTTGCACCCACTGATTGATTGCATCTCGTGTGTTGTAGATAAACACGATGTCTCCAATAATTAACTTGGGTGCTAAAAACTCTGGGGTTTCGTTGTATGTAATGTCAGATCGCATAGTCGTATATTTTGATTATTGTATAGCTAGTCGTATCGTGGTCAATTTTCATATGTACATCTATCAACTGCATATCGTCTTTATAGACGACTCCCTGCAATGCGTCTAACAAAGCCTTGCTGTAATTTGTGCAGTCACGCCTTCTATTATCAGAAAAATAGTGGGTTACTTCTACTCGTAACTTATCTTCCCGCACTTCACCTGTGTATGTTAGCTTTGCAAATTCTGCTACATTCTTTTTATAGTCTGCCACTTCCTTTGGCATATACATGCGTTTATTAAAACCACGTAGATAGCTGTGATTGCTACTTGGTGGTTTCCATGGAAGTTTTGCTGACCATATAATCATGTAGTTTGTAATGTCCTAAACTTAGGCCTTCTACTGTCTTTTGTTATGTGCATTTTAGTTTTTGGAGTAATGATATTCACTAGATACTCATTCACAGTGGCAAGTGGCATATTCATCTCCTCACTTATCTGCTTGGTAGTATATTCCTGACTAAACAGTTCTTTGATTTTTATTTCTTCTTCTTGGGTCATATTATCCTTGCATCCACTCTTTTAAAGCCCTTGCCATAATACTATATAGTGTTGCCCTAGTACCTAGTTCTAGGTTTTCTACAATCTCCTTATCAGTCACATCATCATTAGCCCACATATGGGCAAGTCGAATCATCTCCTTTGTAATAACATGATTCTTTAACTCACGTTGCTGTTTAATCTTTTTGAATAGTTGGTTTTTTGTCATAGTATATTGTTACTTCATATTGTTGGCATATTTTGCATAGGCTTAGTTTTCTATTGCAATCAGATAATTTCTGTGTTGATTTGAATATATCGTGCCCACCTTTAAAGAAGCATATGAATCGCCTCCAATTTCCTTTTAAGGATAGGTGACGTATTGTTTCTTTGTCTTGCGTATATGCTGTCATAGCTGATACATTGTTTTGTCTAGGTCTTTTCTGATTTGGTTTACTGCGTCTATAACATCGTTCAGCTTTTCCCCTACATCAAAGCTAGTTACTTCCATGGTTGTGGCGAATCCTGTTTGTTTATATAGTTTTAATATCTCAATCTCTTTCGGCTGAGTTTTTGTTGGCGGTATCTTCTTAATCGGCTTTGGCTTTTTGCCATCTAAATGAATATGCGGCATTGAAATTCTATGATGATGCTCGTGTGTATCAAAACAATAATTTTGTGCTTCCTGTATATCTTTCGGAGTCTTCTCTCTCTCCTCCAAATGCTTCTCCAAGAACTCAATGCGCTCTTGTTCGGATAACATAGCCAGCCACGACTTATGATTTTGCAAACCAATAAAACAAGACCCTATGCTACAATATCCAATCTCTGTTGGTATAGATTTTATGAAAAACTTCTCACAAAAATCAGTGCCAAAGAGTATGTCGTTTAGGGACACAACCTGAATATCTGTATCAGATTTCATATAAACATTGAAAGCCTTTGGAGTGTGTTGAATTCCTTGCATTCTCCATCCTTCCATCCACCCTCTACTTTGTGCTTGTTTAAATACTTGTGGGTTCATATTATTCCTTAATAATAACTTTCAACTGTCTCTTACCAAACTGTATAGCTTTTTGGTAATCCTCTTGCGTATAACCCATAAATACGTCATAGCGACCATTTAGCCTCAAGGCGGTACGATCGGAGCATACAAGGTCTCCAAACCCCTCTATGGTCACTACAGTGCCAAATGGGAGCTTTCTAGGACAGGCAACTGCCCCTACATACGCCTTTTCACCGTTAGCCATGTGACACCCTGTATTGCTGCATGATTCTATAGCAGTGTATCCAGTAACCGTAGCCATCTCACTGACTTCTTCCTTTGGTTCCTCAATAGGAGGCACAATGATAGTAGGGTTATTCATTTCATCTATAAGCTCTGGGTCTACAGCACATGATCTGCATGGTTCTTTTGTACTAGGAGCAATTAACAATGCAGCACAGAATAATAGAAATAATAGCACTAGATATATCCTCCATGTTCTAGCCATATTTTTGTTTTTATTTTTAGTTGATTCTACTTAGTAATATTCACAAATGGTGTCGTGTCCCCCATCATATAAGTTGGAAGTTGGCCATTCCATTTCTGGATTGCTTGTAATTGCACATAGGCCTCACCACCTTGTTGTTGTACTGCCTCTGCTTGAATTTTGATAGCTTCTGCCTCGCCCTTGGATTGTTCGATACGTTGCTGTGCTTCTACCTTTATACGCTCAAGATCGTTAGTCGCTTTTTCAGCATTTTGTTGAGCAATTTGTTTTGCTTCAATTGCATTTTCATAGTCAGAGGTAAATGCCTCATCTACTAAAGAATAGCTAGAGGTGTAGATAATATCTGGGACACTTGCTGTAAAAGCATCATAAATTTCTGACTGGATTTTATTTCGTTGTTGTGGGATTTCTTCGGCAGAATATTGTGCTATTACTTGTTTCACTGCTGCATCTAAGTGGGGTGTAAGAATTTTACTGAGGTCAGCATTATATTGTGTATAAAAATCACCAACACGGTCAGCTTTTACTGCCCAATTGACAGTTGATCGGATATTTACTTGCTGCAAATCTTTTGAATATGTTTCCGATTTATCAATTGCCAATGTTTGTACTTGCAAGTTAATATTTTTTACTGATTCACTAATAGGGTTTACAAAATGCACACCAGGCTCTAGCGGGGTTCCTGATACGGCGCCCCATTTTAAAACTAAACCACTATGCCCTGTCTGGATTATAGTGAAGCTAAGAAAAAATAAAATGATACCTGCTAGCAAAACTATTCCGCCAATAATTGTAAGTACGACTGATTTAACTTTTAAGTCTCCGTTTTCTGTTTCAAAGAATGACATAGTCTTATTTTTAATATTATTTATTATTCTCCTACTACTTGTTTATACTCCACAGAATTTGACCAGAACATGTGTGTTTTATCAGCACTACACTTTAATCCTTTATACGGTTTACCTGATTTAGGTGACACTCCACTCATAATACTTGCATTGTTATGGCATGTAGGGCATGTATAGAGTCTATCGCTAAATGTTGCTGTTGGTTGTTGGGTTGTATTTTTTTGTATAGCGGGTTGTATAGGACTATCAACTAATCTTTCTCCTTCTTCTAATTCTGGTGCAAATTGCGTACCGTATCCGCACATAGCAAGTGCGCGCCCAATTGATCCCGTTTCCGCTTTCTCTACAAAATCTGCGAATCCTGTTTTATCTTCTTGCTTTGTAGCTGATGCAATTATGCGGCCTTCTTCATTTTTGATGTATGCACGGTAACGAGCGTTTGTTTGCGTTACTTCTTCTGCGACTGTTTCTATGCCCCACGTAGGACGTTCTTCACGGAACCATACAAGTCTATGTGCAACTTGCAGATATGGTTTACCTTTTATATTTGCCAGTGGCAGTTCTGTTCCTTTTGGTGTTTCCATACTAATTCCCAAATCCGCTAATAATTAAACAAAGGATAAATATTCCGAAACAAATGTGGTCTGCTCGTTTAGGTTGGTACATATTATTAAAAAGCTAGTTTATCACTTTTACTATCATGTAAAGATGGCCATTTATTCCAACCATCTACAAGATTATTTAGTGCTTTATTTAGGGATGCAAAACGTTCTTCTTTTGTTTCATGTTCTCCCTTTTCTCCTCCGCACACTTTGCAATACTCAACAAACATTGTGTCATCGTTTCGAGTATCAATAACCTCAACCTGTTCTGGTTGAAAGTCATGCATGTTAAATCCTAGTTTTGTTTGGTTCATAGTCGTAGATATGAATACTTAATACCTGTATTATACATCTGACGTCTTTTGACGTCAATAGGGGGGTGTTAATAACTTTGTGTATAAAACAAAAAGACCCCAATGACATAGGGTCTTCTTGCCAAAAATACACATCATGCGTAGCATGACCAAAAGTACAGATACTCCTACGACAGAGTATGAGTACGTGGCTAGTTTATTCTATTTTACTAGTGTAGTCAATATGCTATACTACTTCCATACTGTAGTAGAAATGCTATAGCGTACCTAATCTCATATTGACTACATGAGGGAATGAACAGCGTATATATTCCACGACGTGAAAACAATGAGGCATAGCCTGTACTCACAGGAACACGTCTACATTCATCGAGACTCAATTGAATATCAATAATATCCAATAAATCCAATTTTTGGTTAGCAGACTGTCACAAGCATGGGATAGAACCTATGCAGGGTATATGCAAGTTCATCACTAAAGCACTCTTATAGGTGCTTTTTTGTTTGTGCTATCATTCTTATGCGGAGGAACCATGACATTTGTTGATTGGTCTATCGTAGACTTTTACGACAACCATCCTGCAATTGGTGGAATTGCTCGACTCGCAATCATCGTTTTCAGTATCTATCTTGCTTTCAAGGTAAATGAAAATGCAGAATCCCCCAGTAAGGATTGAGTGCAAGTATTGCAAGGAACAGACTGGCCTGCATATCGAGCATGGCGTTATCAAGATCGGTGGTGTGTATCTCATCATCTCTTGCGAGCGTTGCTCTATGCCTATGCTACTCCAACTTGCCGATAAAGATGGAAACCTCAAGCCGCAAGGCTTCATTCTCTGAAAACCCTGCTATCTTCTGCGGGGTTCTTTTTTGTGCTATATTAAAAATAACCTGCGGCCAGGTTATGTAATGCAATGTTATGAACAAATTATCAAATCAAAAACCAATGTCAAATGAATTTTTAGCAAAAGAAGAAACCTTGGTAGAAAAACAAGAAAGCAGACAGCGTAATATGCATGAAGAGTGCAGCAATGAACTAAATGACGCAAAGGGTAAAATAATGAATGTTATTGAATCCATAGGGCTTTCTAAAAAACAAGAGGAAGCAGTCAAAAGTCTAATTAAACAAATTCTTAATTACACGTATCAAGGCATAGACATTTCAAATAGAGAATACGTAAGAACAGTTTATGAAATTTTAAGAGCAGAAGGAATTGGGGAAAAATATCTTACCAATATGTTCTCAAGCGATGAAGTTAATGAATATCCAGCATCTAAATAATTAACCACCTTGCCGCAGGTTAATTATTATGAAGAAAATTACAATTCCAGTAGGTGCTTATAAAGCAGAAGTTTATATTTGGATTTGCACACCAGAAGAAGCGACTAAAGAATATAAAAAAACAATATTCTATAGTGCTGGCTATACATCAGAATTTCATAAAAATGGAGCAAAAACATTAAGTATTGATGGGTTTGATCCAATAATCTGGATAGATTCAAATTTAAAAGGTCACTTCAGAACTTCCGGAATGGTACATGAATTTTTTCATGTTATCATACACCTAATGGACTCAAGAAATTGTAAAATAGACGTTGATAACAACGAACCATATGCGTATCTTATGGAATATCTAATGAAACAATATCTATTTTCAGCCTAGGGCTACTGGGCGAGTTCAGAACCAACTTAAGTTCAACTTAGTTTACATCTACTCAATCAATGTAAACTATCTTGTTTGTTTCTATACATCTCTATTTTAGAGAGAATCCTGGTAAAATGAATATGTATAAAATTCCTATTAAAATACACATATTTATAAGATATGTGTTAGTTTATCCACATGGCATTTGCATAAAATAACAGGGTGGTTTATACTTTCTTTAATCTCTGTGGAAGGAGTGAATCAATTATGCTATCATAGTTGCCAGAAGAGTCTCGCTCTGCTTTCTCCTTCCACGGAAAGAGCGGGGCTCTTTTGTTTAAGGGCCAATCCGGCAACACCGATCGGGGTGACCTCAGGATATTATGAGGATGAAGTACCGACCCACTACAGGCACATCTAACAGAGAGGACTAGAGTACGTTCCGTCACTCACAGATTACTAGCCTGAATCAACTGCAGAACAAGTAGCGTAAAGCTACTGCAGGAATGGCTAGTGAGGCTTGCATGAGTTAGGAGTTAGAGTGTGGCTAGAGAATTAATATATTATATAATAGGTATGAGCTTATTAGATGCTTGTAAGGAGACTAAAAGGGAAAGAGTGAATTTATTTGATATAGAAATTACAGATGAATTTATAGAAGTAGCCATTGCATGGGCTAAAGATGAGGTATCTACGGCACAAATTGGTAAGGCATTAAACCTACCAAGAACTAACTATATATTACCAGTACAACGAGCGTTGTTGAAAGTTTTTAAGCAATATATACAAACCCATGAGGCTAATTGATATTGTAAAAGCGCAACCTAAGTACGATGACTTTTATAAAGTTGTTGACAAAAGTGCTGATATTTTAGCCATGTTTAAGTCTGGCATGATGCCAATAGAAATCAGTAGAAAATTTGGTTGTTCAAGAGAAAGAATAAGACAAATCCTATTATTTAAATTCGGTGTAAAAGTTTCTGATTTTGATTTTAGAAAAAAAAGAGCAAAAATTCGGGCAGAACGGCGTTTAAAAAAGATGGACGAGAGATGTTTAAAATTATTTGGTTGTACTTTTAATGAGCATAAAGAGCTTGTAAAACATAAAGGCAATCCAACCCGTGTATTTTCAGAATTAAAAAGAAATACTCGTTTCATGGGTGTTCCTATGAAAATGAATCTTTTTGAGTGGTGGACTTTATGGAAAGAATCAGGACACTGGGCAGAACATGGAGTACATAAAGGAGCTTATGCAATGGTAAGAATTGACAAGGATAAACCTTTTGAAAAAAATAACGTGCATATAGTTTCATTACAAGAAGTAATGAGCAAAAGAACACCAAGAAAAAAAGTTAAGTTTTGGTATATTAACAATAAACACTGGTACCGATATACAAACAAAAAAGGGATTAGAGTAGAGAGACGTATTTATAGCAAACAGCTATATGTTATGGGTAAATATATTAAAACATTTAAAACTATAGAAGAGTGCATGGAAAAAGCAAGAGAAATACTAGGGGATAAATTTACTGAATAATTATGACAAATAAACTATACCCACACACAATCCTTGCTACAGATGATACCTGGGAACAATTTATAAAGAAGAAAGAAGAGTCTGGATTGACATGGAACCAATTTATACAGGAGCTATTAAACAAATAGAGTATGGAAAGATTCCACATAGGCTTAAAGTATGAGTATTGTCCGAATGGTAATTATTGGAGCGAGATCTCTGGAATGTTCGACACAAGGATTTATCTTTATTGTGATTGTAATAAATGTGGCGAAAAGGTTTATGAATTAAAACCAATAGATGTAACTAAAAAAGTAAGTCCGGATGTTATTAAAAGCCGCAAGGAATGGTTAAAACTATAAGAAATAAGATTAAATATAAATACTAAAAATATGATTGAGGTAGAAAAATTATTAAATAAATAGAGTATGTTCAAAAAGTTATTTGATCTGTTTAGCAAACCGGAGAATGTATATGAAAAGCCGATTGAGGCAGAGAAGCCAGTTAGACCACCTAAACCAGAAGAGAAGTACCAATCTTGGTGTGGGGAAGAGTTTGATTATAAATGGAGTTCGTTTTACGAGTTATGGCAGCCATTAGAATATTATGCACATAGTAAAAAATTACATGAAACAAAAGATGATAAAAATGGTATTTGGTATATTTGTAGTGGTAAGAAAGTAAAACATTATGAAAAAAGCCATAAGGATGACTGGAAAAAATACAAGACAATAAAATAATGCAATACAGAGTATCAGCAATCAAAACACAATGGTTTACAGATGACCTAGACCATGCAAAAGAGATGGCAAGGAAAGAGGTCAATGACAATGAAGGATGGGCGAAGGTAGAAGAATATACACCCGGTCAGATGAAAAACTACCCTAGTCAACAAGTGTTTATCTGTACGTTCTATGATGGGAAGTACGATGAATCAGATAGTGTGCTAGATATTAAACAACCAAAAAGACCAAAAGTATGAAATGTAGGCACCAATTCTTTGAGGTACAAAAAGCTAAAAGAGATGTAGGAGATATAGAAATATTAGGAGTAAAGCTGCAAACAGAGTACGGGGTAATGGTTGTTTGTGCTTTATGTGGGGAGAAGCGATTACTTTGGAGCGAGTCTGAATATGAAAAAGTATAGATTCTACTTTACAGTAAACGATAACCAAGAATGGTTTATTGATAGAGTAGAAACATGGGATGGTATGCAGTATATTGAGGATGAGGATATGAATATTAAGTGGAAGAATAAGAAAATAAGTTTATGAAGTCAAAAGAATTACTACTTAGTAAGTACCTTGAAAATATGAGATTTAAATTCCCTGTTGAAGAAGCAAATTTGGAAATCTTTATTGAAACTGGGTACTTTAATGACTCGGATGGTATTTTTTATGAGGTATCTATAAAAGATACAGACGATGATATAAACGTATCCGGCGTTTTTAACAAGGATATGATAAAAGAACTAATAATATTTTTGCAGTTTGCCATAGCATTAGAAGATGCAGAGTAAACCTATACATTCCAACCCATGAAACCAGCAGAAACATTATATTTTTCTAAACAAACCTATACAAAATCTATGATTAAAGGCCAATCGTCAATTGAGAATTTACAAGTACAGGAGAATGTTCGTGATGTGCTACGTGCAATTGTTACTCATTTTAAGGAAGAGGGATTTGATGAATATAAGATTGAGATGGATAATGGGACGCTAACTTTTACTAAGTAGGTATGAAAAATGGAAACTATAAAAGACTACTATGTACTGTACTAAATCATAAAGTAGGGTACAGACAATATACGATAAAAAGAACAAAGTCAGACATACTGGAGTGTTACTGTTTACGCTGTTACTTTACATTTTTTATACACGATAAAAATTATATTACTGGGGGAATAACTATAACCCATAACAACAAATAGTATGAACAAGAAACTAAACGAAGCAAAACGGAGATTATTTAAGCAGATGATTAGTGCAGATCATGTAGAGCTGAATGAGCATGTAGATGATTTTATGCGAGAGGTTGTCAGCATATTTATTCAAGAGTTATCAGAGAATAAGCTCAAGGATAATGAATATGCAGAGGCTATTGATGAGTATGTGCAAGATATTGCAGAAGAATTTTTAAAAAATATATGAAAAGACACGATTTATTTTTATCTATAGACCAATTTGTCAATTATGTTTCAAATGAGTGTAGCGAGTTCCATGAGGATAATACTGTTTCTTTTAAAAAACAGTATATTAAAGATTATATTAACGATCTTATCATTCAGGCCCGCCAAGATAAAGCAGAAAATATATTAAAATGTATAGAGTCAAAATTGCCTGTTTCTCATGCTGAAGTTCGTGATGGGGCTTGGATGGTTGACCAAGAAGAAATAGTTAAAGAAATTCGTAAATATTATGGGGAAAAAGAAAGCGACAACAGTAAAAAGATTTCAAGTATTACAGCGGGATAACTTTCGTTGTGTATATTGTGGAATTACTAGCAAACAAACGCATCTAACTGTAGATCATATTTTACCGCAGTCTAAGGGCGGGAAAAATACTATCGAGAATATGATTACTTCCTGTTCACAATGTAATAGGGGAAAAGGAAGTTTAGAATTAACAAATGAACAATTAAAATATGTTCGTGAAAAGAATATATGAAAAGAAACATTACACTTGAACAACTAAGCAGCCTGTCAGAGTTTGGCAGAGAAAACCTATGGCGATACTTTGAACCAATTTTTACAAAGGAGCTAGGTGCAATGACACCAGAGGAACAAAAGAAAATGGGCAATATCATGATGGGCAAGGTTATCCCACTACTGGATATTCCAACTATGATTGAGTATTTATCTACCAACAGCACTGTAAAAATGGAGCAATGGAATGATGAATATAAATATTGGCGTGTTGGTCTGAATTGGTTTAGCGAGGATGATTACTGTTATGTTGTAGAAAAGAAAGAGTTGTGCGATGCATTATGGGAATTAGTGAAAGAATTACTAGAGGATTGATGTGACACTAAACCGGCCCCCAAAAGTTTTTCTTCCTCTTCTTGCTGAAATAAAACTTAAACATAAGGCAAAATATACAAAATGTGTATGTTCATTGTGTACAAAAGGAAAAAAATCGCTTTTATATAATAAAAAGGTATGACAAAGGAACAACTTGACCATATCCTTCTAGCTTCGAATAGGACACTAAAGCAGATTATTGACATGTCCTATAGAGAGTTTGTGACGTATGGTGGCGAGCTTGTTAGTAAGGGTAGGTGGTCTATGAAGGAGTTTGCAGCAGCCCAGAAGATCAAAGAAAAGTATAATCCTATCAAGTCTAAGCCGGCAGAACCACAAGTAGAGATGGTAAACGTGGCAGAAGAAGCCGCAAGAGTATTCACTAAACCGCACGTAGACGCTCAAAACTCGCTTATAGAAGGTTCTGATGGTGAAAAGGTACAAGACAGCGGTATAGATCGTGCAAGGGCATATATCGCTAAGAAGGCAGATAGTAAAGTACAGTTTGTTTTCGAGATACTATCTGATGGCAGACCACACCATAAACGTGATATATTCCAGACAATGAGAGATAAGGGATGGACAGATGAGCATGATCTTAGGAAATATGTGAGTGATATACGAGACTACCTAGCGTTTGCAGCATCTCATTACGAGATACCAGACTGTCCGCCAGGTAAACCAGCTATTTATCAATTAAGATTAAGGAAATGAAAAAGCCAACATTGTTACAAAGAATCCTTAGACCATTCCATTGGCAGGAGATACTACGAGTGTGCAGCTATGTCTTTATTGATGAGTTTAAAAAGCTAAATAAGGATATGAAAGCTATGGAGAAACGGATTAAAGACTTGGAAAGTCAGATTAAATTGATGCGATAATATGCCAGATAAACCGCCACATGATGGATGCTATTGCAGGGATTGCAAGCCATATTGGGTAAAGGTGGTTGAAAGCTGGAAGAAAAAGAAGTAAACTATTGCTATGACAAATGACGAATATATCTCCGGTCTTTATAATACAATGCAGCCACTAGCTATTTCATTCCTTGATGCAGCTAATAAAGAAGGCTTTAATCTACGTATTACCGCAGGATTTAGGACGTTTGAGGAACAAGATGCCTTATATGCCAAAGGTCGTACAGAACCAGGACCTATTGTTACAAATGCAAAGGGTGGAGAATCGTTCCATAACTTTGGCCTAGCAATCGATGTTGTTGATACTCAAAACGGCTACCAGATTGACTGGGATAAGCTAGGGAGTATCGGAGAGTCTGTAGGACTAGAGCATGGAGACCGTGGGTATACAGATCGTCCACACTTTCAATATCGTGGCGGGCTTACTCTCGAACAAGTGCAGGCAGGAGAAAGGCCAGGAGAATATCAGCCACAAGAACCGGGTAATAAACCAACAGAAAAACATATGTCATTGTATGATTCACAGTATTTAGTCTATGTCCCTAAGAATGCAGGTACTTCTTTTGAGTATTATGTAATTAAACGACATGGAACAGACCCACTTGAAACAGCGCACAAGGTAGCTAAGAAGCATTACCATAGCGTTATTGCATTGTTTAAAGACCAGCCAAACGGTATTTGCTTGATGAAACGCAAGGCACAACAGGGTGTAGATCATTACCTTGAAGGGCTTACACAAGGGCCAGGGTATAGACCAAATGCTGAATTTGAAAAGCACGGAGACTTAGCAAGAATGATTTGAGATATGTGTGATGTAGTAGGCACATGTGAGCGTGGTTGTGAAAATGAGGACGAACATGATGAAACAATGCAGGGAGGAATTAGTCAGAGTATACGGTAAGTATTGGGTTATCCGGAAGTGTTGTGGAGTGAAGACATTGCATAGAGTCTATTTCTGGCATATACTGTCCGCAATAAAAAAGTTGCATAAGCATAACTATCCTTTATGGCCTATGCATACTTTGCCAGACTATAAGATAGGAAGACCATGGAAGTAAATTGATTGTTATATTTATATGTCCGAACCTGTAGGAAGACCATCAGAAATGACTGAAGAAAAAGTAAAGAAACTTGAAGAGGCTTTTGCTCTTGATGCAAGTGTAGGTGAAGCTTGTTTTTATGCTGATATTAGCAAAACAACATATTATAATTGGCTAGAAAAAGCACCAGAATTAGTTAACCGATTTGAGGCTTTACGAGAAAGACCTGTTTTACTTGCAAGACAATCAGTTATTGATAGCATGAAAGAGAACCCTGATATTGCTTTAAAGTATCTTGAACGTAAGCGAAGAAAGGAATTTGCAACTCGTGTTGAGGAAGCTCTTGAAGGGGGTGTTGATATTACCATGGGTACCTTGAAACAAGCAGCACAAGAATTGCGAGAGGAAAATAAAAAACAGCCCAATGAAACTGAACAAAGAACAAGCCAAAATAGCGATCAAGGCAATCAATAGCTTTGAGTATTTTGTCGATAATATCTTTTCGTTAAGTTTCCCTCACTGGGTATCTGGGCAACATATCCATAATGTTTGTTTGGAATTAGAGAATCAGAAAAAGACTGCTCGTATTTCAGCCCGAGATCATTTTAAGTCTACCAGTATGTACGCCTACCTTATGTGGCGTATTTTTAAAGGGTTTGGCGTTGATGAACAGTGGGCCTATTTCTCTTACCAGGAATCAATGGCCGGGTATCATATTTCCAAGATCAAAAGACTTATTGCAATGAATCCATTTTTTGTAGACTGTATTGATTTGAAGCCTACAGCGGAGAGCATTATCAAGTATCAATGGAAGGGCGATAGTCATTCTTTTACTGTTGACCCACATGGTATGTTAGCCTTTAAACGTGGTTTGCACGGATATGGGGCTATTGTGGATGATCCTTTTCAAGACCCTGAGAACAAGATGTTATTGACTAAGATTAAGAAGATCAATGATATTTTCGTTACGCAGATCATGGATATTCCAAGCGATGAGTTGCATGTAGTAGGTACAGCACAAACCAATGAAGATTTTTTCTTTAATCCTGTTGTGATGAAGCGCTTTAAGGTTTCTGTACTGCCAGCTGTGAAGGTGTTGAAGGCATCAGATGAATGGAGAGATGAGGATGTTCTGTGGCCGGAACACATGAGCGCAGAAGAGTTGAGACACAGACGTGCAGAACGTGGTGAGAAGGTGTTTAGTCAAGAGTATCTTTGTACGCCGGTATATGCTGAAGAGAGCTTTTTCAAGCGTGACGACCTATTGCCAGTTATCAATAATGATTATTTCGGTGTAGATTATAGGCAGAAATTACAAAAGGATAATGGGACGGAGATTATAGCCGGCATGGATATTGGGAAGAAAGCACATCCATCTCACATTGTTGTTTATGAAGTGAAGGATGGTTTCTGGAAACAGTTATGCCAGATATTCCTTGATGGCTGGGACTATACAAAACAGCTAGAACTTGTTACTCTTCTTGTAGAAAATCTAAATATAGATGCTTTATATTTCGATGGAACACGTGGAGAGTTTGAAAGTCTTGCAGAACAAGGTGCATTACCTAGGTGTATGAAGTCTATTAACTTCACGTTAAAACAAAAGTCATCTATGGCCACGGAGTTTGAGAAGGTGGTTAAAGAAAGGAAAATACAACTATTGCCAGATAGTAGACAGCTTGAACAAATACTGCTCGTTACAAATGATTTGGATGCGATAGAGACACCACAAGGACATGGCGATTCGTTTTGGTCTAACGCACTTTGTTTCTGCCATAATTCATTTGGGTCTTCTTTCGCTTTTGCATAAAAATAATTAAAACATATTGTATGAACAACAAATCAAGTCTCCCGCCGCTAGAAACAATCGCTTACTACATCGTGAACATATGTAGTTTTGGAACTCTTTGGATGATGAAGATAGTAATTAAAAAGGCTATATCCGAGTCGGATAAAAAATAATATGGCATCAATAGGAGATATTAAGGTCGAATGTGAAGAGTGTGGAGAGTTGATTAGGATTAAAGATGCAGAGTTTATAGAAAAGAAAGAAGGATCATGGACTAGAACTGTAGAAGTTTGCTATGATTGTTTTAGAAATCATCATTAAAAGACAGCCCGTATGCCTAAAGAAGATGAGCATGTAATCTGCAACTTTTGTTCTAAGCCGCACAAGAACTCAGAAGTAAAGAAGATCAAGGTCACATATATCAAGTGCAATGATTGCGAGGAAGGTGATATTGATGAATTGGAGAATATTTATCAAACTGCTAGATTAATGAGCGGTACCGCAAATATTCCACATATTCAACAGGGAACAAACATGAATAAACAAGTTAGTAAAGTTTTGCCTCCTCCTATGGTTGCAGGAGCTATGAGACCACCTGAGGGAATGGGCTTATGAAAACAGCACTTGTATTAGGAGCTGGGGGATTTATCGGCAGTCATCTTGTTAAGAGGTTAAAAGATGAAGGGTATTATGTTATTGGTGTTGATATTAAATACCCGGAGTTTCACGATACATATGCCAACATGTTTTTTATCCATGACCTCAGGAACCTAGATGGGTACAACAAATTCTTCTCCGATGGCATTGATGAAGTGTATCAATTAGCAGCTGATATGGGTGGTGCAGGATATTTATTTACTGGAGAGAACGATGCAAATATTTTACATAACTCCGCATTGATAAATTTAAATGTCGCAGCGGCTTGTGTGACGTATAAAGTACGTAGAGTTTTCTATTCATCTTCCGCTTGTGTATATCCCTTACGTAATCAGCTAGACCCAAATAATCCAAAATGCACAGAGAATAGCGTATACCCTGCTGACCCTGAATCTGAATATGGGTGGGAGAAGTTGTTTAGCGAGCGTGTATATAAGGCCTTTGCGCGTAATTATGGCCTGCAAGTTCGTATTGCACGATTCCATAATATCTTTGGGCCATACTCTACGTATGATGGTGGAAAGGAAAAGGCACCAGCTGCTTTGTGCAGAAAGATAGCCAAAGCAAAAGACGGTGATACTATTGAAGTATGGGGAGATGGAAAACAGACAAGGTCATATCTGTATATTGATGAATGTGTCGAGGGTATTCGTAGATTGATGGAATCTGATTATGAGGAACCATTAAATATAGGTTCCGAGGAGATGATATCAGTGAATGATTTTGTACAGATGATTGCAAGGATTGCTAACAAGAAGATTGTTATTAAAAACATACCGGGGCCTGAGGGCGTACGTGGCCGTAATTCAGACAATACGTTAATACGTGAAAAACTAGGTTGGGCACCATCACAGGGGTTAGAAAATGGTATTGTCAAAACGTTCTATTGGATAAATAGCAAAGTAAATACACAAGTATGATTGATTTTTACGTTCCTACGTTTGGGCGTGCGCATAAATTACAAGCAGTCTATGACAATATCAAGGCTAGTTTAAAAGATCGTGCTGATGAAGCATTGATTTGGTTCATAGTTGAAAAGCACGACCCTGAATCAATAACGGCCGCACTTGATGTTGCTGGTACTGTTATTATAAACAAAGGTAACCCTTGCTATGGGGACGCAATCAATACCGCATACCACATGACCAGTGCGCCATGGTTTTTTGTAGCTGCTGATGACGTTTCATTCCATTATGGATGGCTAGAAGAACTAGAAAAGGCTATGCTCGCATATCCAGAAGCCGGAGTTCTTGGTACGAATGATTTGTTGGGGCAACGGTCAACACACTTCCTGGTAAAGCGTGAATATATCTTGAAACATTCTGGAATAATGGATAAACCAAACACAGTTTATTATCCATACTTGCACAACTTCACGGATGTTGAACTATTTAAAACGGCTGAGAAACGGGGTATGTATTATAACTGTCGTGAGTCTGTTGTAGAGCATTTGCACCATGTAAACGGTAAGGCGCCCCACGATGCAACGTATGCAAAAGAAGAAGTGACCACAGAATTGGACAGGCCAGTGTTTGAGGCTCGTATGAAACAATTTGATATTGACGATAGTTTATGACAGACATGCTACAACCCACTCCGCTAAAGATGAATAACGCCATGTCAGCTGTAGATATGGCATGGCAATATGTAAAAGAAGTGAGGGACAACTATATGTGCGAGAAGGAAGATAGTGATAATTTGGAGAAGTTTACTAGCTATTTAGGGGTTGTATTGATTGTAAAGACAAGAGAAGTACGGCAAGCAGATGATTATTTTATTACAGGAGTTGACGGTTCAGCTGTAAACCTTAGTAGTATTGCTGGGGCAGGTGGCACTATGATTAGTAAACAAAACAAGATTGAGGCCATGGAAGGTATAGCTCAATTCTTTTATGCTCTAGTTAAAATCTTTAAGGATGAAGCGCAGCATAAGAAAAATAGCCTCTCTCATTTTATGAAATGGGGAAGTGGATACGTGCAAAACTATCAGAAAACATTGACGAACACATAAGGAACTATATATACTGTTTAATATATTAACTTGCATATTGTGGCAAATTTTCTCAATCGTCTTATTGACAGCCTTGGTTATGTTCAGAAGTCAGAAGACTCAAAAGGGACAGACTCAGGGCCAGAATCTTTTGCCTTCGATCCATCTTTAACAATGTATCGTACTGCAAGTGGGGTTAGTCAGAAAGGCTTGAAAAAGCCTGGATACGTGCCATTTGATGTGTTGCGCCGAATGTCTAAGGCTTCAGAAGTTGCACGATTATGTATTAATACTTTAAAGCACGAAATTACCCAAACGAAATGGGCGATTGTTCCTATAGACCCTAAAAATGCTATTAAAGATGATAAGCGCATAAAAGAAGTTGAACACTTTTTCAAGTTTCCAAATCAATTGGATACATGGAGAACGTTCAATGACAAGGTTCTCGAGGATTTATTGGTGTTAGATGCTTGTGCTATTGAGTTAAACAAGAACAGAGGTGGTGGATTAAATGCAATGTACTATGTTGATGGCGCTACTATTCGTCCTTGCTTTGATGAGCATGGTGTTCTTGGTGACCCTGCTTATGTTCAGGTATTGCCAACAAGTGTAGGAGAGGATGTGAAGGCAGAGTTTGCTAGAGACGAGTTAGTTTATTTCATGCAGAACCCGCAAGCGGATGTTCGTAACTTTGGTTATGGGTTATCTCCACTAGAGGGCGTCATTCTCTCTGTTTCGAACATGATTAACGCTGCAAACTACAATGGGTTGTTTTTTCAACGTGGCACCATACCACAATTGATGATGTACTTAGGTGATGCAAACAAAGACCAAGTTGAACATTTTAAGGCATATTGGCAGTCACAGGTGGAAGGTAAACCATGGTCAACAACATTCTTTGGCGGAAAAGAAAAGCCAGATATTATCAAAATGTCTGAGAACAACCGAGATATGCAGTTTATGGAGTATCAGAATTGGTTGCTTAGACTTATTGTTGCCGCCTTTGAAATGTCACCACAGGATATTGGGTTCACTATGGATATTAACAAAGCTGTTGGTGAAGTGCAGGCGCAACTATCTAAGTCTCAAGGTTTCCGTTCTATCTTGAACCTATTGAAAGAAATCTATAGCATCCGAATTATCAATCAAGGGTTTGGCTATGATGATTTGATGTTCCAATACATGGATTTGGAACCTGAGAAGCCTATGGAACGTGCACAAATTGCTGATATTGAAGTAAAAACTGGTTTGCGAACACGTAATGAATATCGAAAAGAAGTAGGGCTTGATCCTTTACCAGAAGGTGATAAAGCTTTTGTTTTGACTGGAGCTGGCATTCAATACGTTGACGACCCTATGGAAATGGCCATGCAAGAGCAGCCTATAGCAGAAAAGTCTTTAAAGCATGATGTTGAGATGGTGAATAAGACCGTTACAGCTGGTGATTATCTTTGCTGGATGGATGATCGAGGTTATAGCCAACCTTTTATCTGCACAGATGAATTTATGCAGGCTGGTTATGTAATCAAACCACCTATTGCCGTTGATATTGATGGGCCATATCGTGAGGAGCGTTTGTCTACAGAAGCACTAACATTAGGTTTGAATGTTCCTTGGGTTAAAATGACTGCAAAGAATAAGTTAGACGAATACTTTGCATCGCCTCTTGTTGCTGCTGAATTCCAGAAATATATTACACTTGCACCTGAGTATTATTCAAAGAAATGGGAAAAGAACTTCGGGAAATCTCGTGACTTTCAATTCTATTTAGTCCAGGACTACATCAATGGCGTGCCATTGTGTGATGAGACATTGTTGAGTACAATGGCACGAAATCCAGAACAATATCGTATTGCTGTGAAAGATTTGGCTAGATTGTGGCAATGGGAAAAGGATAAAATGCTAGGCGATCGCAGAGCAAACCAGTATTTGATGACACAGGATGGACGCGCATACGGGGTAGATTATCAGTTTGAAGGTGACAAATACTTTTACGATAAAACCAAAACTGCCGTCTACGAATTGCTATATAGTACATTGCCATTGCTCGCAGAGTGGTATGTAGAAGACATTGGCAAGGGATGGGATGAAAAGCAATAGAGCATTATTCACCATTCCTCCTACTGAACATTATCATCTTGTTCAGCATGAACTGCGCCAGGTAGAGGATAAGCTCGTACCTGTTATTCAGCGTATTTTAAAGCGCATGTATCCGGAATTGCTTGATATGATTCCAAAGGATATAGAGAAGAGCAAAAAGGATGATGACTATTACCTTTATTTTGAAGGGAAAGAAATTCCATTGCGAGAGCTGCATTCTTTATTGGGTAAGGCTGCATACAAAGGCATTCAGTTAGGTGGTAGTGAACTATGGGATAGAATCAGGTCGCAAAAGGGAACGCCTATTGATGATTTTGATAATGCTTTCAATCCAGATGAGATATGGTCAACAAACAATGACGCTTTGATAGAACATTCAAGGATGACGATACAAGAAGTTTCTGATACTCTCAAAGAAGATACTCGGCTGTACTTGAAACGTGCTTTGGGAGAGGGGCTTACGTATAAAGACATGGCTCAAGGTTTAAAAGACTTGTTAGGTTATGATGACTCGTGGCGGGCTGTCCGAGTCGCTCGTACTGAAGCAAATTGGGCAGCAAACCAAGGAATTGCGAATGCTGCCAACTCGTTGGGAATCAATCAATATACTGTGAACCTCTCTCCGGATGCATGTGAATATTGTCAGGACGCATTTATCGGTGTAACATTAGACCAGGATGAGGTAGATAGAGAATTACCAAATCATCCAAATTGTAGATGTACCGCCGCACCAACTATTCCAAACGATTGGAATATTGAAGATTACATGTAAAACTTTATGGATAAACAACAAAAAATAGATACACAAGATTTTAGCTTTCTTATTGAGAAGGCTGCCGCAGTAGAAGAAGGCGGTGATATGTATGTAGAAGGAATCGCTACTACCCCAAATATTGATTTGGAAAATGAGGCGATGAGCCCAGAAGCAATCGAACAAATGATGAAGGCCATTAATGATGGTTCTATTCCTTTAGTAGATGAGCACGGCAAAGGATGGGCGGATAAACTAGGGACAATTGTTAAGGCTACACTGGATGATCGACACCAATTATATATTCGTGCAAAGCTCGACCCTATCAACCCAAAGTCAAAACAACTCTATCAATACCTCAAAAATGGGGCACAGTTAGGTTTGTCTGTTGCAGGTCGTGTAAAAAATAGTATAATGGATGTAGTCGATAGTATTGGCAAACAGGTCAAGACTTATACAGACGTAATCCTGACTGAAGTTTCCGTCACGCAACGGCCAGCTAACTTTGATACTTGGCTTGTTGCTAAAGGTGGATGGACTGGTACTATTGCCAAGTCAATTAAACAACTGAGTGATAAAACTATGAGCGCAAAAGATATTAAGAAGTCAGAGGAAGTGCCTGTGGAAGGCAATATGGTGGCTACTGAGGAGCCAAAAGCAGAAGAAAAAGCTGCTGAGGTTGTTGAAGTAAAAGAAGAAGCCAAGCCAGAAGAGAAGAAAGAGGAAGCTGTTGCAGAAAAGAGTGTTGAAGAAACAACTGAAAAGTCCCAAGTATCAAAAGCCAAAGCTATGGCAGCTTTTAAAGAAGCTATGAAAGCTATGACTGATGCTATGAACATGATGACTGAAACAGATGAAGAATCGTCCTCAAAAGCTATGGATGACAGTTCTACAACAACCACAACTGCAAAAGCAGAGGAAACAACCACAGAAACTGAGACTGAGAAATCTCTGAAAATCTCTGAGGCAATGATTCAAAAAGCTATTGCTAGTAACATGGAGTATTATGAAAAAAATGCTCTTAAAGTTGTTGGCGGTGTTCGTCGTGTAGAAGAAATGGTGCGTGCAAAAGCTGAAGAATATGAGAAACGTTTCAAAGCTCTTGAATCACAACCAATGCCAAAGAAAAGTATTGCATCAGCACAGCCATTGCAGAAAAGTCTCGCAGGAGCTGAATCGGTAACAGCAGTAGCAAAAGAAACTTCCTTGAAGGAAGACTTGCTAGCAAACCTCACAATCCAACAATAGTTCGATCGTTCGTTCCTTGTAAATTCAACTTTTGCGCTATGAACAGCTGCGCTCGTAAGAGATAAGCAGCTAAGAGTAGATAAGCAAGAAAAGGATTATATTATTTATAACGTATTTGTTATGTCCGACATTTTCAAAGCTCTCGAATCATTCGAGAAAGATGTCAACGTTGCAAACTACGCTGGTCCAATACCTTCTTCGCTCTTAGCCCGCCAAGATCTTGAAGCTGCGATTGTCAAATTGACAAATCGGGCCACACCTCTCCGTGATGTAGTGTCACGTGTTAAGGGTGATGGTCGTGCTCATTTGTGGAACCAACGTACACAACTTGACCCAAGTGCTGCAAGCTTAACCGTTAATGCATTCTATGCTGACGGCGCTCTCCCAACACAGTCTGATGGTACTTATGTACAAAAGACTGCTGCCTATAAATACCTTGGTTATACTGGGGTAGTTACAGGGCCTATGGTTGCATCCGGCCGTAGTTTCACAGACATTTTGGCAGAAATTGCTGAAGCTCGTCTCCGTGAAGTTATTCAGGCTGAAGAATGGGCTATGTTCCATGGCAATTCTACAACCAATGCTCTTATGTTCGACGGTCTTGATGCTCAATTGACAACAAACTTGCTTGATAAAGCAGGAGCTGCAATTGCAATCACAGATATCTGGAAGATCATCAAGAACATTCGTAACCAGGGCGGTATCTCAACTCATATCTTCTGCTCATTTGGTGTTCAAAACCAAATCAACAGTTTGCTCTTGGGTGATAGCCGTGTTGTAATTAACCAAGGAACAACTGTGACTGCTGGCGTGAATGTGAACAACATTCAAACACCAGTTGGCGCATTGCCTTTGGTTGGCGACTTCTTCATCAATCCAGCATCCCCATATCCATACAATTCTGCTGGTACATCTTCTGGTACATCCGGAAGTTCTACCTCAAACATGTATGTATTGCAGGTTCCTGAGATCGAAATGGTTGATCTTATGCCTATTGGTCGAACTGAATTGGCGAAAATCGCTGATACTGTGCGGTTCTATATCAATGAATACACTGTTATGGCTGTCAAAGCAGAACCATGGCAGGGTGTCATTCAGAACATCTCAGACCCAACGAGTTAAACCTAACCGGTTCATGGTGAGGGGCTTTATAGCCCTTCCCATGAGTTGATTATTTTAAACCTATATATTTATGGCCTATACAAATCAAAAAGCCGTACAAGTACAAGAAATGCTTAACCAAGCAGCAAAACTTGCAGGAGCTTTAGCAGCAGGACAGAAAGCAAACAGTAACTACAACACAACTTATGATGCTGTGAACAACAATGCAGCTATCGTTGATGCAGCAAAAGCAATCCTCGATGTTGTGCAGACAGGTGCTAACGATGTCACAAAAGTCTTCTACACAGCCTAGTAAATAAGAGACAGCCCGAATGGAAACGAAACCAAAAATAAGCGTTTTAGCTATTTGCCGTGATGAGTCTGAATTCATGCGGCAATTTTTGGAATACACACATAGTTTTGCAGATGAAATTATTCTTATTGATAGTGGTTCTACAGACGGCACTCAAGAGATAGTAAAGGAATACCAAGATAAAGATTGGCCTATTCATTTTGAATACAGAGACCTAGCAAATGATTTTGCCGCCCAACGTGCTTTTGCAAAGAGTCTTTGCAAAGGTGAATGGATTGTCATGCTCGATATTGATGAGAAATACACTAATAGTTTTGTGCGTATGCTGCCAGAATTGATGAATGGCTCTTGCATGGCTTATAGTTTTGGCACCTTACACCTGTTTAAAGATGATAGGCACTATGGGAACAACCAAGATGATCCGCATGTTCGCATGTTTAGAAATGATCCAAATATCAGTTTTCAAAAGCCTATACATGAGGTTTTAACGTTGAATGGCAACGTCTTATCGCCACATAAATATGATGCTAGTGCTACTGTGCGCTATTTGGACAACGTAAAACTGCTGCATTATGGGCCTTTAAAGTCACGAAAATCTTTAGAGAAAAAACAATCTATCTGGAATGAAAAAGGTTTAACCGTGCTCTCCAATTCTGTAAATTGTCCAATGACAGATGATTACTTTGTTAAGTTTGCTGATTATAAAGGGGAAGTATACCCTATACCATTCGAACAATATGATTAAAGTCATCGACAAAACAAAGAAAAGGAAGGCATTTTGGGTGAAAGATCACTGGGTGGATTTTTTTAACGGGGAGGCTTTTGTGTCTGAAATAGATGCTTGGGAAATGAAACATAACCCTGATTTTATTGTTGATATACCACCTATTCCGTTCAATAAGAAAACATGGACGAAGAAATACAAAAAGATTATATGGGATACTCAAAATATCCAATTGGCTAATGGCTATGGTTCTGTTTCTGAAATGGCTATAAAAACACTGGATAGATTAGGGATAGATGTATACACCTCTGCCAAACTCGCTGACGAATCTACACAAAAAGATAGGCTTGGAGAGATAGCGAAAAAGCCAATAGTGAGCGATGCTGCAACGATTATCTATAGTCTTCCCGACGTTTATGAACGTGTAGCATCAGAAATCAAGCTGGGATATACAATGTTTGAGAATACAAAACTACCAGAAAAATGGGTGGATCAATGCAATGCTTGCTCTGGAATGATTGCACCATCCAAGTTCGTGAAAGATTTGTTTATTGATAATGGTGTAAAAGTGCCGATACTTACTTATTTGCATGGTGTAAACCAAGAATATTACCACTGGATGGATAGGCCAGAACGGGAGACATATACGTTTATTGATTTTGCTGCACCATTAAGCCTTCGAAAGGGGGCAGAATACGTTTACAAGGCATTTGCCGCTGCGTTTCCCTTTGAAAAGGACGTGCGCTTAGTATTAAAAACAACAGAGCCTTTCTGGCTATGGGGAGGAATTAAAGACCCTAGAGTCAAGCTATACCATCATTCTATGAGTATAGAAGAAATGCAAAAGCTCTTATTTAATGCAGATGCTATGGTTTTCCCTACCCATGGAGAAGGTTTTGGCCTCCCTCCACTGCAAGCGATGGCAACAGGATTGCCGACACTCGTAACTAACTGGTCTGGTTGCCAAGAATATATTGACGATAAGTATTGTCTACCTATAGATTGTGATTTGGTTGATAGCCCTCACTGGAAAACTGGTGGCAAATGGGCAGACATAAAGTTTGATGACCTAGTAGAAAAAATGCGATGGTGTTATAATAATCGCAAGACAGCCCGATCAATCGGTCAAGCAGCCTCTGAATATGTTGCCAAGCAATGGACTTGGGAGCAAGTAACCAAAGAATTCTTGACTGAATTAAACAATTTTTTAGCATAAAAATATGGCTAATGATCGGGATTATCCAATAGCAGATATATACAACGATATTTATGATCCTACTGCACATAAAATCAATGTAGCTGCAACAATTGGGTCAGTAACAGCAAGTGATAATCTTGCACAAGTTAATGGTGCTACTGTTAATGTAGGAGTAGGCGCTTCAGGAACAGGAACACAGCGTGTGGCCGTTGCTTCAGATAGTACAATCGGTTTAGTAGCAGGTACTGCATTAGTTGGTAAAGTAGGCATTGACCAAACAACTCCAGGGACAACAAATAAAGTAAGTATTGGGACTGATGGAACAGTTGCTATTAATGCTGCACTTCCTGCGGGTTCCAATGTAGTTGGAAAAGTTGGATTGCAGGTCGGTGGTGCTGATGTAACTACAGCAAACCCTGTAGCAGTACAACCTCCAGCTTCCGGCGCTTTATCAGTTGACCTTGCAAAAGTTGGTGGAGTAACAACGTCAACAGGAAATGGTGTTGCAGGCACAGGAGTTCAACGTGTGACTATTGCTTCAGACAATACGGCTTTTGGCGTAAACGCTACTCTTTCCGCAGAAACAACAAAAGTTATCGGTACTGTAAATGTAGCCGCATCACAAACAATAGCTGTAACTCAGGCAACTGGCGCAAATCTTAACGCAACTGTTGCACAAGGAACTCCTGCAAATTTGAAAATGGAGCCAACTCAGCTTACGGCTGCTAATTTGCAAGTTACTGCCAACCAATCAACCGCTGCTAACCTTAATGCAACCGTTGTACAGAATACGCCAGCAAACTTAAAAGTAGAACCAACTCAATTAACAGCGGCAAATCTACAAGTAACAGCAAATCAATCAACAGCGGCAAATTTTAATGCAACAGTTGTACAAAGTACTCCTGCTAATTTACAAGTGCAGTCAACCATTCCTGGAACAGGGGCCGCTACTGTTAGTTCTGTTGCTGCTAGTGCAACTAGTGTTACGTTGTTATCTTCTAACGCTGCTCGTAAGCAAGCCATTGTTGTAAATGATTCTACAGTAGCAAAATGCTATTTAAAATTTGGAGCAACAGCATCTACTTCTAGTTATAGCTATGTAATCCAACCAGGTGGTACCTGGGAGCAATCAACAAGTTCCATAATTTACACAGGAATTATTGATGCAATTTGGGATAGTGCAAGTGGGAATGCTCGAATAACTGAAATTTAAACCTTATGGCTATTTATCAACCGGTGCCCTCAAATAAGCTTTATGGTAATGGCGCAGACGGAAATGTTAGCATTGGGTCTAACACAACTCTTACATCAAACAAATTTTATAACGGTCTTACCGTACAATCCACTTTTACACTTACTACAGCCTCATTTTTAGTATGTGCAAAGACAGGTATTAAAAATTTAGGAACTATTAGTTGGTCAGGAGCAAATGGTACAGACGGCGGAAGTGGTGGAGCAGGAGCAGCAACTATCGGGACTCAATATTATCAAGGCGCAAGTGGTAACGGGGGTAATGGTGGTGTCAATGCAGTTGGGAGTAATGGTGGAGGAAGTTCAACAATAAATGCCGGAGGAGCAGGTGCAAATGGTGGACCAGGTGGAGCAAATGGTGGAGGTACAGGTGGTCTAGCAGGTATTGGTGGTGGGCAGGGTGGAATTATTTCACAATATGCAAATGATCTTATTACTGGTGTACAAGGTACTTTGAAATTGAACGGTGGAGCAGGAGGCGGTGGCGGTGGTTCAAATAACGTGCTTGCAACAGGCGGAGGCGGTGGAGCTGGTGGTGGCTATCTAATATTAGCATCAGCAATTATTAACAATGCGTCAGGAACAATAAAAGCCAATGGTGGAAATGGTGGGAATGGTGCAGCAACTGCCGGAGCTGCTGGAGGCGGTGGCGGTGGTGGTGGTGGTGTCGTAGGAATTATTTGTGATAACTTTGTTGCTGGTACTGAACAAGCAAACGGGGGCACTGGAGGAACAAATACAGGTGGAGGTTCAGCAGCAAACGGTTCCAATGGGCAAGTTATTAAAATTATTGGATAAGTATGGCTATCAAAACTCATACAATCAATAAAATCACAAGCCAAGTAGAGATGGTGTCAGATGGAGCAAACCAATATGACAATCCAAATTGGTACGATCTTCAGTTGGATGATGCTGTTTTTGAAGAATGGAAAAACCTCGGGCGTGCAGCACAGTTGATGTATAACGAATCCGAAGGAACGCTCTATATTAAAGAACTTGCATAGTAATAATAAATATGGCAACAGAAACAAGGGGCGGGTTATGGCAAACACCTACAAACACACCTACGGGTGCGGCAATGCAGGTTTCTGTTGATAATCCATATATCACTAAGGCACAATTTGTACTCAATCCTATTGCTAAAGGGTTAGGCATCACAGCGTCCTCAAGTGAGTACACTGACGGTACACTTGATGCCATTATTCTCGAAGCATCATCAATGATTAACCGGTATTGCCGGCGTCATTTTGACCGACAGACAATTGACGAAATTTATCCAAACATAACGATCCAAGTATCGAATCCACAGCTTACAACTGTGCCGTTGGATGAAGGGCCTGTCAATCAGATCAATACAATCTATATTCAAGTGTTGCAGTGGTTTATACAATTTGCTCTAGACTACTTACAGACAATTCCAGAAGCACACTACTATCAAATAGTGCCATTATTGTCCTCTGATGGTTCAACAGGTATTCCAATTCCATCAGTATTATTGCAGCAATCAAACCTTGGGAAGATTTGGACAAACTATGACTACGGGTATTCTCGGCCAATAGTGGCGGATACTTCTACTGCTGATGCTACAAAAACAATCTATACGTTTACTACTCCTTTATGGGTAAAAAGCTCAACGTTAGGTGTCACGCCTGTTGTATATGTTAATGGTGTAGCGGCAAGTACTTCAGCATATAGCATCAATTATCGTGATGGCATTGTTACGTTCACGAGTGGGCAAAGCACGGCTGTAATCACAGCAACGCACTATACCTATTATCAAGCGTTGCCGCAGGAAGTTGTGCAGGCTGCAATTTTGGTTACTGGTAAGTTGTTTGCGACTCGTATGAACCCACTAGGGCTACTTTCGTTCAAAACTATGAATACAGCATACCAATGGGGTGATTATAACCCTATTGATGACCAAGTAAGACAATTGCTTGACCATCTTTGTTTCCCAACACTTGCAATTACATAATAAAATATGAGTAGCTTACTGCCATACACTCCAACACTAGCAACTGTGCGTCGTCGTACAGGCGGAGCCACAGGTACTGGGGCTACTCTTGATGCACTCAATGCTCAAGTATATGGCGCGCCTTCTACGTGGACAGCTGTATATACTGATATGCCCTGTCGGTTGGAAATAAAATCAAAGCCAATTATATTTACACCTGCTGGAGAACGTGTAGACCCATCATCAAATATACTATATATATCAAGTGAATAGTCTTTACAGG